ATAAGGAATACTTTGTCTATACCCTTCTAATGCTTCAGAAATTTCTGCATGAATTAAACATAATAGTTCTGGAATTTCTCTTTTTGTTGTTTTATCATACCAGCCTTTTTCAATTGCTAAATCATGAACTTCTTTTGGTGATACTATGTTCATTTAAATTCCTTTCTATATAAATCCATAAATGATGTGATCTCTACTAGAAAAATTTGTTTTATATTTTTCTGCTACATCAAAAACTTTTGGAGAATTATTAATTAATTCTTCTCTAGTTTTTCCTTCCGGCATTAAAAAAATTCTGTTATTATTAAATTTAATTTCTGTTAAAAAATCTAAAAATCTATTATTAAATTCAGTTCCTTCATAAACTAATTTAATAATTACTTTTTCATTACCCTTAATTTTTTCAATCAAATCAACATAAAACATATAATCATTTTCATCAAATATTTTAGGAGACAAACTATATTTTACATTTTTATTTTTATTTATTCCTTCAATTAACTTTTCTAAATTACAACCATTTGTTTCTATATTATATAAATATGATTTTGTCAAATTAACTAAATTGATTGTTGACTGAAGATTTAAACCAAATCCTGGCTCGCCACCGCTAATCATCAGTGCCAAATTATTTTCTTCTATCATCATTTGTAAATCTTTAATATAGTAATCAGATTCTGTTTCAATTTTCATTTTTGTAATTGTATCACAAAATGGACACGGGTGTAGTCCATTTTCTTCTAAATATCCATGAGCACGATTACAGTATTTAAACCTGGTTAATAACATTTTCTTTCCGCAATCATCACCCTCCGCTTGCCATGTAAAATTCATACATTCAATTAATTTTATACTTTTCATTTTATAATATGAATCCTTTCTATTTTATTGTTTGTTCTATTAAAAAGTTAAAATTTCCTGTTTTTTAGTTAATAGAGGTTCTAATAATAAATTATATCTGTCTGTCCAACTAAAATCTAACATCGTTTTTACATCAATGATATAATAGTTAGGAACATATTCTACTTCTTCCGGAATCACAATTATATCTAACTTCACACCTTTTTTAAGAAAGTGTTTATCATAATTTAATCTGACTTCTTCTGGTGCTTTTTCTAAATCAATACCTTTCAGTTTAAATAAATATCCTCTTGATCCTACATCAAATACTTTATATTCTAAATCATTCCAAGTTAACATTCCTCTAACACCTTGACTTAAAACTTTATATTCTGAAATCTTTTTTGAAAATGAAACAGGTCTTCCAATTATCGTATGACCTTCAGAAATTAATTTTGCAAATAATTTTTCTTTTTCTTTTACGAATTCTAAAATTGGGGGTAATGATAATTTTTCAGATTTTAAGATTAATTCCAATACTTCTTTTAAATATTCTTTCGTGGTATTTGCAAAATCAGATCTTTTAATTTCTAATCCCATACTTTTAATTTCATCAACAGGATTATTTTCTTTTGAAATAATATAATTTGAGTATCTTTTTTTAGCTAGATATAAACCTCTTCTAATTACTAATTCATTTTTTAATTCTAATCTATTTCTATTTTCATTTACATTATGTTTTGCTATAATTTTCTTAACAATATCACCATTTAAAAAATTTTGAACTTCTTTATTTAAATCGTTTACAAACTTTAAAATATCTTCTTTTGATTTTCCCTTTGAAATCAATGAGTTATAACATAAAAATACACTATCAGTATCTCCTGTAATTAAATGTTTAAAATTAACTCCCATATTATCTGTAAACATTTGTTGTTTGGTTATCGGTTTGTATTCAAATTTTTTATTATTCTTTTTTGACTCGATATAATTTTCTCCGGATATCATTACATTTTTAATTGCTTCTTGTCCACTTAATGTAATAGATCTTGCTGAGTCAACATTGAAAAATCTAAATACTTTATTACCCAAGGCACCATATAGCGAATTAGACAAAATTTTCATCACATTTTGCCTAGTATCATATAACTGTTCTTTATCTTTATCTTTTTTATTTAATGCATCAAACATCTTCTTTTTATAAATTTTTCTTGATCCTAGCAACATTTCCAACACTTCTGCATAGAATGATAATTCATTATCATGACTTTTAAAAAAACATCCATTAATTGTATGGGTTAAATTACTATCTTTTATTTTTTGTAATAATTGTTGTTTAGACACTGTAACTAATTTTTTCTCAAAAGTTGGATCTAAAATCACTTCAATTTGTTCTGGTAGGTTATCTGGATTATATGCTAAATCATATCCTAATTGATGGTCTTTAAATTTCATTACAAATGTATTAACACCAATATTATAAGTTAAAATAAGCGAGGGATACAAAGAAGTAAAATCAAAATCAACAATATAATCGTGTATACCCACCACGGGGGATTGTACATAAGCACCTTCAAATCTTTCATCTTGATCGATAATTTCAGCATTTTTGGAAGCATAACCTTTCTCCTTTAAGAAAGAAATAATTAATGAATCTATCTGACCCATTGGTGATTTTGATCCTTTAAATGTTGATTTACATGTTCTCTTTAATTCATCCTGGAAAAATATATGTTGTAATTTCTCATCAAGTTCTTCTAATAAATCAACGTCATTAATATTATATAATATAGCTTTATTTATATCTGTTCTAAATGAATTAGAAAAATTGACACCTTTATCTGTTTTTCCTTTTTTTAATTCTAAATTTCCAATAAAATCTAATGAGTAACTTTCTCTTCCACCAAAAGTAAATTGTTTGTATAATTCTAACATATCAAGAAATACTATTCCTGCAGCATCTGGATAAAATTGATATTTATTATAATCTGCTTCTCCAAATTTTGACATTTTAGTACAATCAACTCTTATTTTTTTTGATCTGTTAATTATATATTGCATATCAAAATCATTTGAATACCAACCAGTAATAACGTCACATTCAGAATTTCTTACATCATTAAAAAATGTAGTCAATAGAGTTGCTTCTGAATTGCAAATAACTATTTCTTTATTAGTTGTATCAATAAGTTGATTAGTAATTTTTAAAACTTTTGGATCTAAAACTAATGATTTTTTAATTCCATTGTAAGAATATCTAATAATTGCGATTGGATCATTGGCGTCATGTGCTGAACTATTGACTCTAGTTTCTGAATATGTTTCAATATCTATAAACATAATATTTGAAGGGACTTTTGGTTCTTCTTCCTTCTTTAATAGATAATAATCCATAGCATGTTTTGTTGTAATCTTTATATCACCTTCATATGTTATCTTGGGATTTAAAGAATATTTTTCTTTATAAGGAATTTTAACTTGATGTAATTCATCATATTTAACAACCTTTCTAGCTTTTGATTCATCATTTATTTGATAACAAACATAATCATCAGTTGTTTTATAATATTCTTTTTTATTATTTTTATCTCTGAAAATATACAAAACTTCATTTGTTTTACTTAAAAATTGAACATCAATTAGTTTATAATTTGAAGTATAATATTTATCTGGAATCTTGTAATAAAATATTCCAGTTTTAGATGTAAGATTTTTTTGATTATTTTCCGTTGGATTTAATCCAATTAATTCAGCAACTTTTTTCATATCATTTTCAAAAGTTGATTCTAATGTTTTGACTCTGTTTATATATGAAGGATGTAACATTATAAATACATCCTTATTATTCCATTTAAATTTTTCTCCTCTTATATTAGTTACTCCTGCGCCTTTTGGTAATAATCCAAATGCAGAAACTGGTGAAGCTCCCATTAACACAATTAAATCTGGATTGCATTCTTCAATAATTTTAAAACAATTTTCTTTACATCTTTCAATAACTTCTGGTTTTGGATTTCCTGTTGTACCATCCTCATTTAATGTTTGACATAAAACAACATTCGTTAATAAATATTTTTCATTATCCAAACCATATTTTTCAAAATATTTTCTAAATAATTTTCCAGCTTTGCCAATCAATGGTCTTTCTTTTTCAATCTCGTCCTTACCTGGGTTCTCAGCTATAAAAATTATTTTAACCTCATTTAAATATGTAACATTTGTTTCTAGAATACAAGATGGTTCTGAGAATAATGGACATCCTAAACAATCCGCAAAAGAGTTTTTAATACTAAACAAAAATAAACACTTCCTTTCATTCCATATTTGTTATTTGTTCTTGG